CTTGCGGATCGTCTTCGTGTCGTAGCCGCGGCCCTTCGCCTCGGCGTAGACCTCCTTGATGTCCTCGCCGAGGGAACGCTTCTCCTCCTCGAGCCGCTCGATGCGCTCGATGAACTGGCGCAGCTCGTCGCCGGCCACCGTCGACGACGCATCGCTGTTGTGGCCGATGCCGGGTTCAGTCATTGCGTGTCTCCTTCAGGTCTGGGCGCCCGGGCGCGCGGCCCGGGCTGTATGGCGTGTAAGTCGCTATTCAATACACATCACTCAAAGAGGCCGTTGGCGCCCTTGCCGGTCTTCGTCTCCTCGGGGGCCTCGCTGTCGTCCTCGATCTTCTCAGCCCACTTGTCGACGTCGACGCCGCCACCGCCGCCGAGGCGCTCGCCGTCCCGCACGACCTGGAACATCGAGATGGAGAACGACAGGCCCTTGCCCTTCTCGGTATTCTCCCACGTGAAGGCGTTGACGACCGCGTAGCCGTAGCAGCCGGAGTAGATCTCGTCCTTCGTCGCACCGATCTGCCGGTTCTTTCGGACGAGCCGCGGCGGGTACGCCTCGCCGGAGATGCAGCGGATGAAGATGTGGCCGGGGAAGCCGGCGTGCGGCTCGCCGGTCTTCTTCGACTTGCCCTGCGGCCCGTCGCCGTCGAGGAACGGGTTGTGGATGAGGCCGTCGCGGATCATGTTCCGGGCCTTCTCGCCCCACTCGGCAACCGCCGCCTCGAGCGCGACGTCCTGGAGGGTGATCGGCTTGCCGTCCTCGTCCCGGCCGAGCAGCTCGGTGCCCTTCGGGAAGAGGAGCGTGCAGCCGTATTGCTTCTTGCCGTTGCGGGCCTCGCGTGCCTCAAACAGGTTGTCGGCGAAAGCGAGACGCGCCAGCGGGGTACGAACGTCACGGGACCGTGCCATGCTCAATGCTCCATGTTGACGAACTTTTCGATCTTCGACTTGGCGGCGGGCCGGTTCGTCTTGTCGGCGCGCACCAGGTTCATGCCCGTGACTTCACGGGTCCACATGTTTTCGATAAGATGCTTCCGCTTCGCGCCGAGCATCTTCTCGATCTGCGCGGGGCTCTTGACCTTGCGGACGTAAGCCTCGTCCTCGGAGAGGCCGACGACATGGATGAGGTCGTGGACGACCTTGTCCTCGTCGGCGGCCCACTTCCGGTTGCCGATCTTCTCGACCAGCTGGTAGCCTGGGATCTGCACCCCGCTTTCGGCCTGTGCGTGCGCGTAGGCTCGCACTGCCTTAATCCAGCTCTCGATCATGTCGAGCATGTCGAGCTTTTCGGCGAGCTGCTCCGGCGACATCTCGTCGGGGCGGTTGGCGATCTGCGGCCGGTCCTCGTCATCGAACCAGACGCCGACCGCATCGAGCGCCTTCTGCTCCTGCTTCGGGCACACGCCTTCCGCCGGGCAGAACGTGCAGTGCGTGCCGGAGTTGAGATGCTTCGCCCACCACGCGGCGAACGGCATGTCGGCCAGCTCTCGCTTTGCGTTGGCGGAGCGCTGCATCGCCTCCAGCAGGTCGAGCGTCCAGCTGGCCAGCTCTGCGACGTGGAACGTTTCCGACCGAATGCGCCCGTCCTTGTGGGGCGCGCGTGGCTGCACGATCGTCACTCGTACCTGCTCGACGTCGAGGCCCTTGTTGGCGAGCAGGGCACCGAGCGCGTAGGTGCGGAGCTGCTTGTTCTCCTTCACCTCCACGACGCCCATGCCGTTCTTCAGGTCGACGACTTCCAGCAGCCGCTCGTCCGGGAAATAGAGGACGGCGTCGCTGGTCCCGCCGGCGTCAAACGGCGGGTCGAGCGGGGCGAGCGTGAAGTGCTGTTCGATCAGCAGCGAGGCGGCCGAGGCCGCACGCTCGCGGACATAGTCGACGTACTCCTGGGCCGAGTTGACGATCTCCTCATCAACCTCGATCTCATGCTGCTTCGTCTTCACGGTCGCACCGAGAGAGACGGAGCAGTCGCCGTTGCCGCGGAGCGCCTTCTCGGCGACCTCGTGGCAGGCCGTGCCGCGCGCGGCGTGGATGGTCTCCACTTCCGGCTTGGCGAGGCGCTCGGCCATTGCAATCGCGCCCGGGCAATTCCAGTTGCGATCGGTGGCCGACGCGCTCCATGTCGCATGTGAGCGCTGTGCGTGCTCAGTCATTGATCGGCTTCCTCTTGTAGGGGTTGACGACGATCATCTCGTCGATCGCCTCGCACGCCTTGGCGTAGTCCTCCGGCGTCGGCGGGATCTCGCTCAGCTTCGTGACGTGGTCGCCAAAGACGAGCTGGAGGCACCGCGGCCCGTCCTCCATGACGGCCTCCTGCCCGTACTTGGCCTGATAGGCCAGGAGCCGCTCCCTGACATCATCCTTCGTCTTGGCCGTTTCGGGCTCCTGCGCGGGCTCCTGCGCAAGCTCGGGTTCGGGCTCGGCGGCGGGCGCGTCCTCATTGATGGCGGCCTCGACCTTCGCGATGGCCTCGGCGAGGGCCTCCTGCGTATCCGGCACGTCGACCAGCTTGCACCCAAGGATCTCCGCGATGCGCGGCGAGGCCGCCATGCCGAATTTCTTGATGAAGCGGCCGACCGCGTGCCGCAGGTCGTCGAGCGTCAGCTTGCCGCCGGATGCCTTGGCGGCCTCCGCGGCCTCGTCTGCGGCGTCCTGCTCGACGGCGGTCGGGTCGACGCGGTTCTCGGGGCTGGCGGAGATGTTTGGCGTCGGCTCCGCCTTGGCGCGGCGCTTGCGCGGGCTGGCGGCGGGGGCCGGCTTGTCGGCCTCGTCGACGGGCGCGGGCGGCGCTTCGGCGGGCTTGTCAAACGGCAGCTCGGGCTCGTCCTGGAGCGAGCGGAGGGTGTCTGCGATCATGTCCGTGACGGCACCGCTGCCTGTGCTTGCCTCACGCACCGGCGTGCCCGCTTCTTCCTTGCGCACGTAGCCGAGAGCCGCCAGTGCGTCGTCGAGGTAGGTCTTGGCGTTGCCGCTGGCGCTGAACTCGTAGGGAATTTCGATGGATATCTTCAGGGTCATGGAGAAAGCACCTCTCGAATGGCGGACCATTTCCGCATGAGGATCGCCTGAAGGGCCTCGTCGATGCTGCCCTCCAGGGCGGCTACACGAACCCGGACCTGCCGGTCCTGGCCGTGATTGGTTACGCGCAGAGCAGCCTGCGCCATGTCCTTCGGAGTGAACGACGGTTCCACGAACACGAGCTCGGCAGCCGAGCTCAGGTCGATGGCCTCGCCGGCCGCCTGGATCTGGCCGACAAAGACGCGCGTGTCCGGGTCGTTCAGGAACTGCTGCTCGATGGCGCCGCGGGACTTTGCAGGCGTGGAGCCGTCAATACCGACGACGCCATAGGCGGCGAGGCCGTCGCGCAGCAGATGGATGACGTCAGTGTGCCACGCCATCAGGACGATCTTGTCGAGCCCGCACTCGAATTCTTCGCGGATTGCCTCGACGACGGCCTTCGCCTTGATCTCGCCCGTCAGACGGCGCAGCGGGCCGAGGTGCATCTCAAGATCCTTCGTCGTGCCCGCCTCGGCCACCTCGAGGATCTTTCGGTGATCGGCCGATGCTTCGATCTCGGTCCTGACCCGGGCTTTCACCTCGAGCGGCATGAGCTCGTAGACGGGCGCCGAGATGCCCACGTCTTCCTGCGTGCGCCGGAGCATGAAGCCGTCGAGCCGCGCTCGCAGCTCCTCAAGGTTGCGGCCTCCGATTACGACGTCGATGTACCGCGCGTAGGCGCCACGGCCGATCTTCTTCGGCTTGACCTTGCAATACCGCTTCATGAAAGCCGCGTAGCTCGTCACGTCCGGCCAGTCGCCGCTGGCGGCGAGCCGCTCCGGGCACAGCGCTCTCATCATCGGGTAGAGGTCATTCGGCGCGTTCGGGATAGGCGTTCCCGTTAGGCACCACACGCCGTCAGCCCGGCTCGTCAGCCCGCGCCATGCGCCGCGCAGTAGGTCGCCGTAGACTGCTTGCGTGCGCTTCGCCTCGACGTTCTTCGCGTAGTGGCTCTCGTCGAGGATGATCCGGTTCCACCTGCGAGCGAGGAGGCGGCCGAGGCTGTCCTTCGAGGCGATCGACGGCCACCCCGCTATCACGACCTGCGCCTTGGGCTCGGCGGCCCCCAGGATCTCGACGGAGCGACCGAGCGTCGACCATTGCGGGAACGCTCGTTTCCACACGGGCCTTCCCGATGCGGTCGTGACGACCAGGATGTTCTCGTCGAGGGTGAGGTCCGCCGCAATGATGCTGGCGCCTGTCTTGCCGACGCGGGGCGCGTCGGCGAGCAGTGCATACTGGCGTTCCGCGAGGAACCTTGCGCCGGAGATCTGTGTCGGTTTGGGGATCATCGGGAACACCAGGGCAGCGATGGCAGCGAGGAAAGGAGGCTGTCGTGCACCGCATATTGCGATGTCAGTCGTCAAATCATACACGGTGTACGACAGACGTCAAGGTCAGGGAAGATTGTTGCCGCAGGCTGCGTAGCCGGCGATGTCGACCCAGGAATCTTCGTGGCGCGGCTGGTTCTCCAGGCGAGCCAGCTTCATGTCGACCATCATCTGCGCCACATCGTGCGCATCGACGGTCACTTTGATGCCGTACCGGTTCAGGAAGTGGAGCTGCCAGCGGCGTGCGATCCGGTTGAAGTTGTCCTCCGGCGAGCCGTAGTTGAGGCCCCGGTCGGCGACCGCGTCGATGGCCTTCTCCAGCGTTTCCCGCTTTGTCGGGCGGCCGCTCGCGCTGCTTTGGTGGAGGCGCTCGTCGTCGGGCGCTTCCTTGCAGAAAACGAGCTTAACGAGGTCGAGAGGCGACGGGTCGTCGTTCGTGTACAAGCGGCCGCTGCTGGTGTAATAAACGTCGCTCACGCGCCACGGGAAAACGGAGCCGCCGACGTATTCGGCTGGGCCGACGAGCGCACCGTCCCGCCGGCGGTAGTACGCACCTTGTTTCATCTCGACCGTCATGAAAACACTCCTTCTTCAGTCAGGGGATATACGCGGAGGACGAGCCGTGGCTGGGCGGAGTAGCGTTTCTTGAACGAGCCTTCGACGATCTGGCTGTCGTCCACCCACACAACCATGTTCAGCGCGTCCGCCGCGATCTTGGCGATGTTGTCGAGATCCGGCTTTTTCGTCGGCAGGATCTCGCCAGCGAGGGCCGCCGCGGCGCGTTTCTTCGGCCACGACGCCGCGACCGGAACGTACGCCTCGATGTCGAGGCGTAGCGGCCCGGTCAGGAGCTCCCGGCCCGCCATGGCTTGCTGCCCGGCGAGCGCGAGACGCCCCTCGTAGTTGACCGTCTTCTGCGGGGTGAACAGCCGGCCGGTGGCGCGCGATTGCCTCACGCGCTGCTTCCCCATGGGCGGCCCCGCCAGGACGATCTCGATCATGCGTAGATGACCCGAGCAACGGCCTGGTCAGCGAAGCTCAGGATGTCGCCCGCGGATCTGGACAATGCCGGCCATTCCGAGTGCATCCGTATGGCCTCGAGCTCAGCGATTGCTGCGTCGACCGCTTCACGCATCACCTCCTCATCCGCACCGAGATTGATGATCGCGGGAACGTCCCTGCGCATGACGGCGCGCACCATTGATGCCGCCCAGAAATAGTTGCGCAGCTCTGCGTCCTTCATTACTGGCCCCCGTCCATGTATTGAGAAACGCGCACGGGCGCGCCGTGCTCCAGCTCCAAGATGACAAGCAGAACCGGGAGCCACTCCCCCGGGATCGAATCGCGTTGGAGCCATTTTTCAACGCTCGCCTTGCTCGGTGCGTCGAGCCCGTACTTGGCGATCGCGGATATCAAACCATCAGCGGACTTGAAGTTGTCCCTGAGAAAGCGGCGATGCGCGAACATTGGGGCGCGTCCGTGGCGAGCCGTTGACGTCTCGATAGTGTATGCCGTGACGACAGGTGTCAAGTGAAATCGTATGACGTGTGCATTACGTGATGGCTTGACGTGTACGACGCTGCGTCGTACATACGTAGTACCGCAACCGCCAACACGGAGATGTTAAATGGCTCGCAAAGTCCGCCCCCACCTCGGGGGCTCCGAAACACAGATCGCGTCGCTTGCGCCCCGCTCGCTCACGAAGCAGGAATTCGGCCGGCGCGTCTACAACCTCATGCTCGGAAAGGGCTGGACGCAGGCGGAGCTTGCCCGCCGCGCCGGCCTCGAGCGGAACCACATCTCGACCTACGTGACCGGCCGCAGTTTTCCGACGCCGGCGAACCTCGAGAAGCTGGCGAACGCGCTCGGCGTGTCGACCACGGCGCTCCTCCCGAACATCGCGGAGGCGGCGATCGAGGCCGACATCCCGGAGCTCGACATCAAGGTGAGCCCAGGCGCGCCCGACAAGGCGTGGCTTAGGATCAACCGGCTCGTCACCCTGTCCACTGCCGTCAAGATCGCCGAGCTGCTCGAAAATGACGACGCTGCTGACAGAACGTGAAGTCGCCGAGCGCCTCCGCTGCTCGACGTCCAGGGTCAAGCGGTTGAGGCTGTCCGGCCGCCTGCCGTTTTACCGTGGGCGTCCAGTGTGCATAGCAGAGAGCGACCTGGAGGCCTATCTGGAGTCGATCAAATGCCCCAATACACCCTCCGCCGGCTCGACGAGCGAGACAAGAACGGCGTCTATTACATCTTCTGGAGCGAGAACCGCCGAAGCAAACGCATCAGCACGCGCGAGAGAGATCTTTCTGCGGCGCAAGCTTTCTTCGCGCAATGGCTCCTGATGGAGCGGGAAGGCGCGGGTGCCTCCACGCTGACGGTTACGGACCTGTGGAAGGTCTACTTCGAGAAGCACGGTGCTGGCACGGGCAATCCGACGTCCCTCGCCAACGCCTGGAAGAACCTGAGTGCGTTCTTTGGCGGCCGACTCGTCGCGGAAGTGACGCCGGCCCTCGTCGACGAATACGTCGCGAAGCGCACGTCCGGGCGGCTCGGCCGCAAGGTCAAAGAGTCGTCCGTGCGGCAAGAGCTGTCCGTTTTGCGCGCTTGCTTCAACTGGTGCGCCAATTCCGGGCGCGGTCTTCTGAGGCCGGCCGAGGTGCCGCGTTTTGACCTGCCGAAAGCCAGCCCGCCGCGCGACCGCTGGCTGACGACGGACGAAATCCGGCGCCTGTTCGACGCGGCCGCCAAGATGCGCAAAGGCAGCCGTCTTTCGCGTCTCGAGCGGTTTCTGTGGCTGGCGCTGGAGACGGGCGCCCGCAAGAACGCCATCCTTGGCCTGACGTGGGATCGCGTCGACTTCGATACGGGCGTCATCCATTACCACCGACCCGGCGACCGCGTGACGAAGAAGCGCAAGCCATCCGTGCCGATCTCGGCGGCGCTGGAGCCTGTCCTCCGGCGTATGCACGCGGAGCGCCGTCGGCCGAATGACCCGAACGAGCCTGTCGTTGGCGGTAGCGACGTCTGGCGTTCTCTCGTGGCGGCTGCCGCAAAAGCCGGAGTGCCGGGCGTGTCGCCGCACGTCTTGCGCCACACGGCGGCCACCCACATGGCGCGCCGCGGCGTCCCGCTGTGGAAGATCGCCAAGGTGCTCGGCAACACGACAGCGATGGTCGAGCAGGTCTACGCCAAGCACTGCCCGGACGACCTTCGCGAGGCCGTCAACACGATCTCCGGGGGCTTTCTGGAGGCCGCCGAGTGATGGGCACGCTTGAGCACGTGCGCCCAATTTGGTGACGGATTTTGGCATACACCAGCCTACACTGACCAGACACGAACCGCAAGAAAGCTAGTGCCGATAAGCAAAAACGGCGAGTTACAAAAAGATACAACTCTGCGCCCATACTTTCTGCAATAATCGCAGGAGCGTAAACGCCCTAAGCTAAGCCTCTAGACACGTCAATAGCTTAGGCTGTATTTTCCACTGTATCGCGTTGGCGTTGAACACGGTCTTGGGCACTCTTTTGCGCACTCACAGGAGCACGTCATGGGTAGCATTTTCTGGGACTGCATCTTTCCTGTCGGCAGCATGGTCGCTATCGGCTGGTACGCAGCGAACAACATTGAGACGCTGCGCGCATGGTGGCAGAGCGCGCAGGCGTTCCTCGGCGTCTAGCCGAATTGCCGTCCGAGCGTCGCGTAGAGCGCGGCCTTGCGCTGCGCTTCGGCCGCCTTGCGTTCCTCCTCGGCCTGCTGCTGTTGCCGCAGCGGCGCCGTGAACAGGTCCGCCAGCTCTGACGCGACAACGAGCGCCTCCGGCGTGACCGGAACGGGAGTCAGGGCCGGGTTCGCAAAGGACTGCGCCATAGTCGTCGGCTGCGCGGGGCCGCCGGCCTCCGTGGGGAGCACCTTTGGTGCGCCGCGCGCCCCTGCGAGCTCAACGTGCCATGCCTCGTTCTTGAGCGGGAACGTGAGCCCGAACTGACCGGCCTGCTTGTGCACCCACTCGCGCGCCGCTGGCGTCGCGAAGTGCAAGTCAACTGCGAAGCCGTGGTTGTGCTGCGACCGCCCAGGCGGCGCCACCCACTTGCGAGCGGCCTCCGGCGAGCCGTACTTCGCAAGCGCCTGGTCCCACAGCTGCGCCTGCCGCTCCGGCGACCTGTAGCCGGAGGAGATGCGCAGGCCGGCCTGTATTTCTGGCGGCGCGGCCTGAAACATCTGCGCCAGCGCCGACACGAACTGCGGGTTGAGGCCGGTGAAGCTGTCCGGGCGGGTCGCCCCGCCTATGGCAAACTGTCGCAGCAGGTCAGCGGCCATCGCCATTCCTCCGCGGTCTCACGGTAATCGTCATCGGCTCCGGGGGCTCCGTGACTGCGTCCATGACCGGGTCGTCGTTCAGCGCTTCGTCGATGACATTGAGCACCTGCGTGGCACGGACGCCGTACTTCTGGAGGATCATCCGCCGCTTCGCTGCCCACGTCGCCGGGTTGAACTCCTCAAGGAGGTCGGCCGCCAGCCCCGGATTGTTAACGACGGCCGCCGTAAGCGTGTCGATCGCGCGCGACTGCACCTGCGCCGACTTGCGGCGCAGGTACGTTGACGCGACGTCAATGATGGCGATCGGAAGCGACATCTGGTTCCGGCTGACGCTTCGCCCGCGGCTGGCGAGCGACGCCGGGGTGAGCGCCGGGTCGAACCTGCCGTATATTGTCTGCGCGGTGCCGGAAGCGTTTGGTGCGCGAGCGCGTACGCTGCCCTCGGCACCGGCCAGCGCGTTGACGACCTGTTTGATGGCCGCCAGGTCTTCCGGGTTGTCTTTCCACAGCTCCTCGGCCACCGCCGCCACTTTCGGGTCGTCGAATAGGCCCTTCAGTTTGCGCGGGTTCCAGCGCTCTTGCCCCGCCATGTCAGGAGCGGAGAACTTCTGACGTTTCACTACCTCCCACAGTGCGCTGCGCGCGTTACGACGGGCTTCCGGCGAGTTACCGGCCGCTTCGAGAAGCTCGCGGATGGCCTCTCTCGGCTTCGCGCTCGACGTGATAGCGCGAACCGCGTCGACCGTCGCCTCGTCGCCATACTTGAGGTACGTGGCTTGCGCCGTGCGCCCTGGCGTCGTCAGGTCGCGTCGCGTCGTTTCGGCGGCACTGCTCGCCGCTCGTGCGGCCTCGCTCGCCTCCGCGGCCGCCTCCAGCTTCTGGCGCAGCTCGGGAAACTCGCTGAGGAAGATGTTGCGCTCGCCGAGGTACTTGCGCAGGGCGTCCGGTCGATCCAGCAGCCCGGAGCGCTGCACGTCCGCTAGCACCTCGTCCGCAAGCGCGTTCCGCAGGCGCGGGTCGTTTCCCGCTTCGCGCATGGCCGCCCGGAAGTCGTTAATGCGGCCCTGGTCCGTCTGGACGAACTGCGGCGTGACAGCGCTATCGTCGAGTGCGTAGCCTCCGCCCTCGCGCTGCTGGAGCGTGCGCTGGATGGCCGTTCCGGGCCGCTCGAAGCGGTCGGCGACGTCGCGGCGAACCGCGTTCGCGGCCTGGTACGCTTCGCGGAGCTCCGGCGGCATGTTCTGCTCGAGGAACTCGTCGATCGTACCGCGGAACTGTCGCGCGACGCGCGCCCTCTGCGCCTCGCCGGCGGCCTCCGCCGTCCGTATGTCGTCGCTGAGGCCGCTGCGCAGGGCTGTGACTTCGCGCAGGGGAGCCTGTTCGGCCTCGCCGAGCCGCGCGGCGACGTTCACCTCTGAGGGCAGAAACCGCGCCTGGTCGTTGAGCGGCAGGCGCTGCTGGACCTCGGCGAAGCCCTCCGCGAGCGGTCTTACGCTGATCGGGAACTGCGCTTCATCGATCGGCGCGAACGCCTGCCGGATGCGCTCGCGCTCGGCCGCGTAGACGTCGGCCAGCGCTGAGCGTGCGCTCGAGCCGCGCGCCGTCGCGTCGGCGAGCACCGGGCGGGCGGCAAGCGCGGCTTCCTCGAAGCGCCTGCGCTGCTGCTCTGCGGCGCGTTCAGCCTCCGCGATGCGCGCGTCACGGTTCGCCTCGAGCGCGGCGCGGAACTGCGCCGGGTCGCCACCGGGGTCCAGCTCGTTCATGCGCCGATCGACGGCTGCGTTGTTTGCGACGCGCCGGACGTTGGCTGCGCCTGGAAGCAGCGTGTCCGCGTTGTACGCCAGCGTGTAGAGGCCGGGGTCTTGCGTTCGGTCGCCGATGTTCGCCTGGTAGCCGGGGACCGCTTCTTCGATCGGCGCGGGCCGACGCAACTTCGTGACTAGGGGCGTTGTGTCGACCGTCTCGCCGCGAGCGATAGGCCCCGCCATATCCGACGAGTGCGAGATGATGCGCGCGGCGACTTCCTCGCCCGCGACGTCGTCCATGAACCGAGGGTCGCCCGTTACAGCTCCGGCGACGTTCTTGGCCGCGCCGCCGAGACGCCCGACAGCCGCCGTACCGGCCACGCCCGCCATAGAGCCCAGGAAGTCCGACCAGAAGTTATCGCCGTGCTGCGGGTTCCCGGCCGCCTCGTTCGCTAAGCCCGCGCCGATACCCGCCCCGCCCGCATAGCGCATCTCCCTTCCGGCGAGGCCGACGGGGTTGGCGGCGCCCGCCTCGAACGCCTGCCCGGCTAGCCCTTGTACGGTCCCTCGCTTCTGCAAGGCCCTCGCGCCCTGGACCCCCAGACGCGCGCCGCCGACGATCGCGCCGCCAACCGGAAGTAGGCCGGCTCCGATCTCATACCCGGTTCGTCCGGCCACGCGCTGGAAAGCGTCTTGCGGGGTCGGCCCTTCGGCCGCGCGCTGCGTGTCGGCTCCGACGACAGCGGCCGTTGCCTGCGCCGGAGCTCCGAGCGCCTTGTCGATCATGGCGGAGCCGAGGAACGGCTCCTCGCTGACTGGAACGCCGAGAGCGCCGAGCCCCGCGTTGACCGCGTCGACCGGAAGACCGAGCACCGCAGACAAGCCGCGCCGCATGTTACGGAGGACGATGGCGCCCGTGTCGTCTGCGTAGTCGAGCCCCCGCTGCCACGCAGGCGTTTGCGGCGCCTGCGCGGCCTGCGTCGTGCTCTCGCCACCGGACGACGGAGGGTAGGTGGACAGGATCTCCGCCACCTCCTCGTCGGTCGCGTCGTCCGGCACTTCGATCAGCCGACCCTCGAACTGGATGACGCGCGGCATTACTGGACCCTCCGCAGCTTGCCGTCAGGCCCGCGTTCCCACCTTTCATGCGAGCTCCCGGCGCGCGGCATGGGCGAGGGTTCGATCGGGGCGATAAGCGGCGACTGTAACGCGTCCACGCCACCCGCAAGCGCCCGGCGGATCGTTTCCTCCCGACGCTGAATGCTCTTGAGCGCTTCGTCGATGCGCGCGAGTGCGTCGGGCTGGTTCGCCGTGAGACCTTCCAGCCCAAGCGCTCTCTTGGCGGTGCGGAGCATCTCGTTCGACAGGCGCTCGCCAGTGAGCGTCTTCGCGTACTGGAAGGCGAGGATGTTCGACAGCATTTCGATCGCGGGGATGTTCTTGTCGAAATTCTCCAAGAGCCCGCGATCCATGGCGTTCTGCTCGATGGTGCGCATGATATTGTCGACCTCGCCCCCGGCCCACGCGCCGAGCTCGCGCCCCGTCTGAATGAGGTTCTGCGCGGTTCCGCGGAGCGCGCCGACGACGCCCTGCGACGCCGGCGACTGAGCAATGAGCTCGCGCAGGCGCAGGGCCGTGTCCTTGGTCTGCCCCAAAGCGAGCAGCTCCCGCTGCATTTGGCTGAGAATCGGCGGGGTGAGGCCGACGTCAGACGCTGTACCCTGCGGCTTCGGAATGTCAAAGATCTGCACGTCCGCCGGCAGGTCGGCTCCCGTCTGTGCGTGGCGCCACCTGCCGTCCGGCCCTTGCACAGCCGGAACGCGCGTGATGCCATCGGGCATGACCGCGATCGCGTTGGTGTATTTCGGCGCCTTGTCCGGCGCGATGTAGGGCTCCGCACCGAGAGCCTCGAGGCGCGTGACGTTTACCGGCCTGCCGTCGCGGACAATCTGCTCGATCGGCGTGCTGCCAAAGACAATCGCCTGCTGCTGCTCGACCGGCATTTGTCCGTACACCTGCGCCTTCATCTCGTCCAACGTCGCGGGCTTGGCCGGCCCGGCAACCGGCTCGTCCCGCCCCGGGATGATGTACGACTTGCCTTGGTCGAGCTCGACCACGCCGACTTGCTGCGGCGGAAGTCCGAACATGTCCGCGATGCCCGGAGGAACGAAACGTGTCTGCCCCGCACCAACCGGCGCCAGCAGCGTCCGCTCCGTCTCGCCCCGCTGCTGGAGGCGGGTCTGCTCGAGCGCTCGCGCATTGTCGGCCGCGTTGTTCGCGCGAAGCGTCGCGTTGCTCTGGTCGACGGCGTAGAAGCTCTGGTTCGGATTGAAGCGACCGACCGCAATGCCGTAGCGGTCGATCATCGAGCGATCCGTGTTCGGGTCGGTGACGACCCTGAACATCTCGGCGAGCTGCGCCGCCTCCTGCTCCTTGGCGCGAGCAGCCGCCCAGCCCGCCGCGTCCGCGCCGCTCGGCGGGGCGAACAGCTGCGAGAGGCTGGCGACGGCCGCGCCAATGGCGGGGTTGTTGTAGTAGCCGTTGCGCCGGACAGCCATTGGCGGACCTCAATACAGCGAGAACGGATTGAGCGCGCCGCCCCCGGTTCTGGAAGCCGTCGAGCCCGTCGAGGTGATAGGCGAATAGGTGCCGCGGCTGAGTCCCGCCTTCACGCCGAGCGAGCCCGCCGCGCCGAGAAGGTCGGCGAGCAGTTTCATACCGCCCGCCGAACTGTTGGCAGCATCCAGCGCCGAGCCTGCGAGCTCGGCCGAGGCGCGCTTGAAGCCGCCAATCGTGCCGAGCTGCGCGGCGTCACGGGCCTGAAGCCGGCCGATCCCGCCGAGCAGGTCGCCGAACGAGCGCATGTTCGCCAGGGCGTTCGCCTGCGCCTCGCCGAATCGCTGCGCCGCTGCCTTTTGCCGGGCGCCCTCGTTGACCACGATGTTCGAGGCCGACTGCGGCATGACGTCGGAGGGGCCGACTTCGATCGTGCGAAAGAAGTCAGCCAGCTGCGACGCCTTTTCGGCCTGCTGGTCACCGAAATTCTGGTAGCGGTCCTGGCTCGCCGTATTGAGGGCGTCCATCTCCGCGTCATAGCCCTTCTGGCGCTCGCGCTCGGCCGCCATGATGGCGGCGCGGCTCTTGTCGATCTGGCTGTTGGCGAACGTGTTCGCCGCGACGGAGCCGGCTGTCAGGACGATGCCGCCGATGGTAAGAGGATCACACATGGCCGCCTCACGTGTTCTTGACGGCGCCCTTGACGCCGAACAGGCCGATCGAGTAGGGCGGCTTGTAGGCGCCCCCGCTCAATGCTGCGGCACGCTCCTGCGCGAATTGCGTTCCAAGGCCGGATATGAACTCATTAAAGAAGTGCTCGAGCGGGCTGTATGCGTCCGGCTGCGTGAGCGCCTGGGCGCGCGTCAGCGCGCTGTTGACTGCGCCTTCTGCGTCGCCAGTCGCGTTCAGCATTCGAATGAGATCAGCACGGGCCGACTCCACGTTGTTGCGCGCGTCGGTCTCGTAGGCTAACGCACGGTCGGCGATCTCCCTCGCCCGCTGGTCGTAGAGCTTCTGGAGCTCGGCCTCCTTCTGCGCCCGGATCGTGCTATCCAGCATGCCGGAGCGCGCGAGGGCGTAGGTCAACTCCTCCTTCGCCTTGGCGTACTGATCCTGGAGTTGCGGGTTTGCGTAGTCGAGGTACGACTGGCGCCGGCCTGTGAAGAAGTCATCGTTGAACTGGCTGCCAAAGATGGAGTCGATGCGCTGCGTCCCGGCGCGGATCTTCGCCTGCCGGGCGGCTTCCTCCATCTGTGCATATCGTGCCTGTTTGGCCGCAGAATTCTTACCGAGGCCGCCCATCCGTCAGCTCCATTCGCATCGCGTAGCCGACCTTTCGAAAGCCGAAGTGGCGCAAGAAAGCCGCCGTCCGCTCCGACCGAAAGCCGTTATCGTTCCCGCCGTCAATGGCGTCGGCTCCGATCCGTCGACTCCACGCGATCAGCTCTTTCATCAGCAACGCGGCTGCCCGAGTGCCGCGGCGTTCCGGGCGCACATACAATACCCTCTGTGTAACAGAAAATCCATCGCGGTGGTCGTAATAGCATACATCCGCGGCCAGAAAGCCGATCACCTTCCGGTTCTCCTCCGCCACGAAGGCCGCCTTGAGCGCCGTGCGGAAAGCGAAGTCCAGCGTCTCACGCACCCTGCGCTCGCTGAACGGTTCGCCGGGGCATGTCTCCTCGACGTTCAAGCGTGCCATCTCGACGATGGCGTCGGCGTCCGCCTCAGTTGCGAGCCGCGCGAAAATCATCGGCCACCCATGCATATTGAACAAACGGCTCGCCGTTCCGGCCGTAGCCGCGGAACGGCCCTGCCTCCTTCTCGAGCCCGAGCGCCGTCAGCCAGCGGTGCGCGCCGCGGTGGAGCAGCATCGAAACCGTCTCGATGCGATGGACGCCGGATTGCTTCATCGGCTCGAGCACCTTTCGCCGGATGAAGCGTGTCAGCGGCCTCGCGATCGTCGGGAACTCGTCGGTCGCAAAGAACATGAGTGATGCGACGTTCGGGCGGGCCTCGAGCACGGCGCCGATGGCAACGGGGCGATCGTCGACGGACGCGCACAGCGTGAACGGCTGGCCGCCGTACCGCGCTGCCAGCAGGTCCGCCAGGTCTTCCCTCGTCCGTGCGTGGCTGACGGCCGAGAACTCGGCGAAGTCTGTCGCGCGCATGTGCAGAGCGACGTCGCGGACCTGCTCCTCTGTCGCGTACTCGATCCTCATGTGCCCTCGCCGTCACCGCCGTCGTAGTGGATGACAGCCGAGCTCAGTTTCTTCGGGCCGGGCCCCACGCCACGGAAGCGCAGGCTGAAGTGTGTCGACTGGCCGGTTGCAGGGATGCGCTCCCGATTGAGCGTCGTCTCCGTGACGACCGCAACCTTGTCAGTGGCGTCGAGGTCAGTCGGCTGCATGCCGATGCGCACCTCCCACGTGCCGGAGCAGACAACGTCAATCCCGGTCAGCGTCTTCAGCCTCGTCGGCTGGTCCGCGTCCAGATACGGGAACCACACTTCGGGCTCGGTTGCGTCGTAGACGAGCGTGTCGCCAAGGCCGCCATAGACGTAGATGTCGTCGCCTGACCGCAAGTAGACCTTGCGGCGGAACACAACCGCGTCCTCGATGTTGAAGCCTGGCGAGTATGTCGTCCATGCGCTGACCTTTGAGCCGGGGAAATACGAGAACACGAAGATCTCGTCCTTGACGATGAGCCAGAACCGGCCGTCGAGCGGTTCGATAAGGCCGATGACGCGCGCCCGCTCATTCTCGGTAAGTGTCCTTACCTTGGCCGTGACGAGGTTGTCGACGGCGACGCCCACGTCCGTCGTGGCGGCCGCGTTTGAGCTGTCGCGCGCCCGGAGCGACCGGACGCCGGACTCGTCAAGGTAGAACAAGTCTGCGTCGCCGAACTGCGTCACCGACAACGGCGCGATGGTGCCCGTGTTCTTGAGCGTCTGCGCCTTCTTGTTGTTCTCGGGGTTGACGTCCATCACCCACGTCATGATCACCCGGTCGCCGAAAATGGCGAGGTAGTTTTGGTACTCGGCGATCGCCCGCAGCTTCTCGAGGCCGGAGACCTGCGACGCCATGTCGATCGCGCCGGCGCCGACCGCGCCCGTGTCAGGATCGCCGCCGCTGCCCTCGACGAACGGGTCGAAGTCCGTTGGGTTGCCGACGCCAGAGAACGCGACGACTGTGTCGTAGAGCGCGTAGACCTTCGTCTCGTAGGTCATCACGAAGTCGCCAGGCGTGCGGCCGGCCCCGTTGCCTGGCTTCCAGTCCTCGACGACGACCCCGTCATAGAAGTGCATCCGCGTGCCGTCGTCGTATACCGCGACCGCGTAGATCTTGTTCGCGTACAGGTCGCACGAGGCGATGCGGGCCAGCGTCTTGCCTTCGTAGGCGAGCTGCTGGAAACCGATCTCGGGCGGAACGCCGGGGTCGGCCCCGTCGCCAAAGACGTAGAGCTTGTCCGCGCCGGCCGCGAGCCCCCGCGTGCCCGGCGGCAGGCTGTAGACCTTCACGAAGGCTGCGCGCTTCTCGAACTCGCCGCCTCTGTTGATGTGGCCGTCGCGCGCGAGGATGAGCGAGCCGCCCGGCGTGACCTCCGGCAACCGCCTGGTGTCGAGCCCGCCCGTCAGCTCCCGAATCCAGATCGTGCCCACGTCACGACCCCGCTGGCCTGTAATAGGGGACGATATGCCGCCGCGGACTCCGCGCGGCGTTGACGCCGAATACGTTGATCGGCCCGCCCGGCATTAGCCCACCGCGGATGCGCGCGTAGTGCTTCTGCGCCAGTTGGAGGAGGAGCTGCGCCCGGTCCTTATTGGTGTCGAGCAGGTACTCGCCGGCCGCGTAGAGCACGATCAGCCGGTTGTCGAGGACCGCCCGGTCGTCGTCGTCGACGAGCGGCGGCAACCGCTTGATGCCCGTGACGCGCAGGTAGCCGTCGAGGGTCGACGGGTCCGGCTCGTTCTCGGGAATCGGCCACACCTCGATCTGCTCGTCCTCGTATAGGCGCCAGCGGCGAACCGGCCAGGAGCGCTCGTCAAGGTCGCTGTCGAACTCTGCGTACTGCGCCGCCCCGATGCCGTGGATGAGCGGAATCCACTCGCCGTCCGTCTTGAACTCGATGCGGACGATACGGCTAATGTCGAAGTCCTGATTGAAGTCGTAGAAGCGCTGCCCGGCGTCCGCCGGGTACATGCGCTGGATCTCGAGGTGCGGCCAGTAGAAGTCCTCATACAGCCACTGCTGCGTGCGCTGGAGGAGCCCAACCTGCGCGTCGCGCACCTGGTGGTTATTGGCCGGGTTTGTGGAAAGACGCGCTTCCCGACGGAAGTCGTCAAGCAGAGAGAGCAGCGTCTTTCCGCGCGCCATGGCCTACCTCGTCAAGCGTAGATGCTAGCCGGCTCGTTGCCGACCGGCGGCATGTCCTCAATCTCGTCGTCGATGGCGACATCACTCGGCTCGGGAGCGGGCGCGGCCTTCGACTTGCGACCCTTGGGAGACGCCGACGGGGCAGGGGCCGTCATGCGTGCGATCGCCTTGTAGAAACTGTCGTCGAGCCCAAGCTCGCCGAGCTCCTGCGGCAGGTTGGCGCCGACGCCGGGGAACAGCTCAGCCACCGGCCCCTGGGGGTTCCCGCGCTCGTCGACGTAGCCGTAGATGCTGGTGAGACGCTGGTACTCCTCACGGCTCGTCCGGCTGACCGTCTCCGCGAGCGGCTCGATGTCGAAAACCGCGTCACTGCCGTGGATGTGGCGGAGAACTACGATCTCGGCCGGTGTAACGCGGTACTTCGGGATGGTGTTGTCCTTGTCGCCTCCGAGGGCGAGCATGATGTTCGCGAGATGCATATGGCTCTCCGGGTTGGAAGGCGCCGGCGTACCGGCGCCCGAGTGCGTCAGGTGATAAGGAGGCCGGAAGTGCGGAGCGCAGCGAGCAGCTCGTTGATCTTCGTCTGAAGCTCCGCGTTGATGTCGTTCTGCGCGGCGATCATCGCGTTGACGTCGCCGATAACCGCGTTGAGCGCAGCGTCCGAATAGGTGTCGCTCGTGTCGACCGTGTCGACAGTCGGGAGCGCCTCAACCTCGCCGTCCGCCGTGCCGGTCGTGTCGCCATCGATGTTCGCGACCGGACCGACCTGCACGAACGTATCAACCGGCGAAGCGAACGCGAGCCCAATCACCACGGTCGCGCCCGCCGGCCACGTTTCGTTTGACGTGTTCGTGATCGTGATGTTCGACGAGCCGTAGGTGATCGAGATCTTGGAGTCGCTTTCGCGGTACTCGTTGTTGTTGTTCACCGACACGTAGCCGGCCGCCAGCGCGTTGTCGCCGGTAAAGTCAGCCTGCGCGGTGCCTGCGGGGTATGCAATCGTGAACGAGCCGCTATGCGCGACACTCGCCCCGAGCGCAGTCTGGACAACCTTGTATCCCATCGTTGCATCTCCTTACGCAAAGGGGAGCGAGGCCGGCGAACCGGCCTCGTCGCGCTTACGCGATGTCGTACACAGCCGACGTGTTGAGCTGGCGGGCGACCAGAACCGCAGTGGTCGTGATGCCGTTGTACATCACGTAGCGGTCGAAGGGCCGCGCCGGGTGGTGGCGCTTCATGCGCTGGCCGTCCATGTACAGCAGGCGCACGCCGCGCTGGCCCATGTCGATGACGTAGCACCGCTTGGACAGCCCGAGGTCGTCGAGGGTCGGATCGTACTCGATCGGCATCCTCTTGAACTTCGGGTCGGACATGCCGCCGTCGACGTCGCCCATAAAGCCCGTCTGCGAGTAATAGCCGTTGGCCCGGAGCTCCTTCTGGTAGCCGTCGATGAAGTCCGAGCCCGCGAACCATTTCCAGCGAGACGAGCCCGAAGCGTACCGCTTCAGCTGGCGGACCTCCTTCTCGAGGAACTCGATGAGCGCGCCGCCATGGGCCGGGTTGACCGTAATCGGGCCCTGCCCGCCAGCGAGGGCATAAGCCGCGGTCGCGGCCCGGTTCCGCCACCAAGGGTTCGCCACGCGGGAAATGCCGCCCGTCGAGCCCACGGCGGGGTTATCGAGGATGAGCGACTGGATGCCCGCGAGGGCCTTGGTGTCGGACGAACCGTCACCGTGGAGCAGCTCGTCGAGCGACTTGGCGTAGTCCTCGCCGAGCATCTCATTCTTCTCGTCGAGGCGGTTAGCGAGCGCCTGCATCTCACGATCGGACATGGCCGACGTGGTCTGGCTGGCGCCGGACTCGTCGACGTCAATGCCGTCGATCTTCAGCTCGGTCATCGTGAGGACCGTGCCGATGTGATGCTCCTTCCACGGGAAGGACGCGCGCTTGACGCCGACCGGGTTGTAGTAGGTAACCTGGTCGTCACCAGTGTAGCCGCGGAGACGGCCGCCGCCCTGGCCGGCGGAAACAGCGAAGGAAACCTTCTCCTTGCCGCCGGGGAACTTGCCGGCCAAAGCGTCGAATGCCTTCAGCAACGGCTTGTTCTGGACGTTCTGCTTGAAGACCGTGCCGCGGTTCAGGTAGGTCTCAAGCGTAGTGTTGTTAATCTCCGCGATGATTTCAGGAGGCAGACCCGGCATCGTCGTACCTTAAACCTTATTTCCCTGCATGCTTCGCCACGACGTTCCTGATGATGTCGACCGTCGATTGCGGAGCAGGCTGAGTGATTCCTGCGACAGTGCCGCCCGTGATCGGAGTTTTCGCAGTCTTCCGCTGTTCCACCGCGCCCGACGCAACGTATTCGTTGGCGAACTTGTATGCGTCTTCCAGGTACTGCCGGACTTCATCCGGGGTAACGGCCGGTTTCAACCGCTGAAACTCTGCGATCTTCGCGCGCACGAGCGGCAGCTTCTTGGCGAAATTGGGGTCTTTCAGCTGCCGATCCCGCTCCCACTGCGCCGCCGCGTTCTGAAGCGAAGCCGCCATTTCGGCCAACTGCTGCTCGGCACGACGCTGCTGCTCGAAACTCTGCCGCACCTGCGCCGACTGCTGCTGCGCCCGAAGACGGCTCATCTCGTAGGCTACATCACGGGGGATCTCCCCAGCCTGCACGCGCTGCGCCAAGTCTTCGGGAAGCACTTCGCCGGCGGCGGCGACGAGCTTCTCTACCCACGGGCGAATACGCTGCCATGCAGCGGCCGGATCGATCTTGGCTTGCGCCATGGCGATCAAGCCTTCCGCGACCTCCTCGTCCGACAGCCCGTTCGCGGACATAAACTCGCGAACCCGCCGATGGCCGATGGCGTCGCGCTTGACAGCATCGAAACCACCGAGCTCCTGGAGCTGCTCGTTGATCTGCCGCAGCTCCTTCTTGGCCTGCCGCAGCTCACGAGTGACTTCACGGAACCGTGGGTGCTGGTGGAACGGGACGTCCTTGTACTCGTCCTGTTCCTCCTGGGAGTCGGCATCGGCGGGCTTTTCGCCCTCCTCGCCAGCGGCTGACGAGGCCGCCTGATCGTCCCTTTCCTTCCCCTTCTCCACTACGTCGCGGATGACGGAGAGAGACGAGACGTCAGTTTCGTCGGTCGCGGGGGACGACTCCGCGGCGGCCGTCTCGACGGCCACGTCCGGGTTTTCTGTCCCGGTGGACGACTCCGGGGTCATTGCGTCCTCGTTCAGGCTCATAAGGAGTCCTCACGTTTGGGTTGGAATGTATGACATTGCGCGACGTGTATCAAGCCATTTCATACAACCGGGTCAGACCTGGTTGCTGCCAAAGGCTGGGTCGCTGCCTGGCTGCTCCTCCGGTTTCGAGGCGTTTGACGCGCCCTCTCGGCCCTGTGCCGCCGGTTCGTCGTTCGGATTTTCAGCTGGCGTGACGGCCGGGTTTGCGCTCTGGCCCGCCAGCTGGTTCTGCGCGACAATCGACGGAATGCCCGCTGCGACCGCCTCGGTGAGGTCAAGCCGGTCATCAAGCCGCCGCAGTGCTTCCTTCGCCAGCCACATCGGGTTGATGCCCGGGATCTGCATCAGTATCGGGGCCAGCTGCTGGAAGTTGTTAATCTCCACGGCCTGGTTCGGCTTGCCGGTCGAACCGGCTTCGATCTCGAGATAGATCTCGTCCGCGATCTCAGCGAGCGTGGCCTCCGGCCACACGGCACCGGGCCCGACCTTCTGCGTCACTATCTCCGGCGACATTTCGCGCAGCAACACCTGCCCGGAGGCCCGGGCGACCATCGTCAGGAAGGCGTCGAGGTCGTCGATCGACGCGCCGTCGGCCGCCGTGGCCGCCCCTTCCGCGATGGCGGCTTCGGTTGCCGTCGCCTTGGACACGCCGCCGAGCTGCGCCTCCTGCGCGCCGACGGTCAGCTGCATGTCGGTAAAGACCTCGCCCGTGTCGTAGAGGTTCGGGTCTACACCCGGAACAGGGAACGGCTGCAAGATGTCGCCGATCTTCGTCGTCGTGTCGAAGTCCAGCGCCACGGCCTGGAATGGCCGAACGCTGGTGAGCGCGGTCTCGTCCCGCTCGCTGAGCGCGCCGCGCGCGTAAGCCCACCGCGGGCGCGCCGCCTCGCGGTGCTCGCGCTTGCCCTGCCGCGACCTGTTGTATTCGCGCTGCTGGTCGAGCAAGAGCGACACGTCGGACGGCGGGAACAGCTCCGTCTCGGACTCAACGGCATTAAACGTGAGCGCGTAGATCGGCCAGAAGTCTTCGACGAAGACGTCCGGCGCGGCCGGCTCGCGCAGAAAATCCGGGTAGCCATCCGCCACCACGTAGACAAGGCCGCTTTCCTTGTCGTACTGCTTCCACACGCGAACGATGTCGTCACCGCGGCGCTGCGGCCGCAGGAAACCGTCAAAAAGGTCGCCCTGCTGGATGTCCTCTTCGTAACGCCCCGACGCGCTTTCGCTGCTCGTCCGGTACGGCACATAATGCTTGCCGAGGTCGACGCCGAACACCTCGCGCACCTGGTCGACCGTGTAGTCGTACTCGATCGTGACGCGACGCGCGCCAACGAAACCGACAAGCTGCTTGCAGAGCCGGTCAGGGATGACCTTCGTCGACGGCGGGAAGTCAAAGATGAGGCCCTCGCGCAGGACGATCTCAGGTTCGTTCATGAGCGAATTGATCGACGCCTCGAGCTCGGCAATTTCCGCGTCCACAGGCTCGATCTCGCCCAACGCCGCCTTCTCGGCCAACGCGCGCAGATGGTCGAGCCGGGCGCGGAAGTCAGCCAGCCGCTCCTGCATCTCCGGGCGCGGCCCCATCTCGCGCTGGAAACCGATCTCGACGTAACCGACGCCCGTCGTGAGCGCACGCCGGACGAGCTGCTTCATCGCCGTCTTGAAGTCGAGCGGCTTCTGTTCGCGCATCGCCTTGGCGAACAGCACTTCCAGCGTCTTGCCGATGCGCGTCATCAGCTGGCGACGCGCCATGCCCTGCTGGAAGTCGGCCACGATTGCCTGCGCCTGCTCGAAGCCGGGCGGCAGCTGCGGCTCCACGGGGACCACCTCGCCCGTGACAGGGTCTTGCTCGAACGTCGGCGTCTGCATTGCCTGCTGCGCCGCCATCACCGTTTGCATGGCGAGCTGGAGGGATGCCGGGTCTTCATCCCACACGGCAAAGTCGAGCTGCTCAGGCCGCTTGGCGACGACCCGCGGGTTCTTTGCGTAAAGCGCGGCGACCTTGGCGCGGATATGGCGGCCGACGATGTTTGCGCGGTATTTGTCCTCGCCCCATGTCTCTTCCGCGCCCCACATGGCGACATGCATGTCGCGCCGCATACGGTCGAATGCCTTCCGGTGATGCGCCTTGTCGCCCTTGATGTCCTGGATGACGCGCGCCACCAACCGCCGACGTGCCTCCGGCGCCTCGGACGGCGTCGCCTCACCGGGCACGTCGACAGACTCCGTGTTGCTGTCGAGCTCGGCGGACCCTGCCATGTCTTCCATCTCGTCCATCAGAATCCTCCTTGCGCGACGGCAAGCTCTCTCTCACGCATCAAACGGTCGTAGGCTTTTAGGTAGGCAAACGTGCCTTCCTTCGGCCGGTTGTCGGCGCTGTCGCGGCTGCGCCTCGGGCCGAACTGACTGCGGAGGCCGAGGCCGATGTAGGCGAGGGCGTCAACAAAGTCGTCGTGGTTGCCGTTCGGGAAAGCGAGAAGCTCGTTGATCGCCCGCTCGGTCCACACGGCGTCACGCGGGAAGAACACCTTGCCCATAGCGACGCGCGCGGCTATGGCCTGCGCGCGCTGCTGCTTGTCAGAGGCCGGCGTAACCTCGACGAGATTAATGTACCGCTGCGTCTCAAGCATGCGCTTGCGCAAAAACGGCCCGATCGACTTCGAGATGTGCCCGCGCTCGGCCCACCACAGGATCGGCCGCTTGCTGCCGGACCCCATTTCCAGCATCGCCTCGACGGCTTCATCCGTCGGCATCCGCTTCCAGATGCAGTCGACGATGTAGATATTGTCGTCAGCGTCGACCCCGACCTTCAGCAGCACAGACGGGTCGTTTCGCTCCTTCGTGCCGACGGCGTGGTCGGACGCGCAGTAGTAGCGCAGATCCTCCGGCAAATCCTCGCGCCGGTAATAGCGGATGTTCTCCCGCCGAAAGAGCGTGCCGTCGGCCACCGTGGGCCGCTGCTGGTACAGGGCCGCGAAGCCCAGAGGGTCGAGTCGCTGCTGGCTGAGCAGGAAGTCGATATCGTACTGCTCCGGCCACAGGGGTTCGCCGGGCGCGCGGCCAAGCGGGTCGTCATCCTCGGCTAGCGCAGGCAGGCGAATGATCTTCCACGTCTTCGCCTCCTCGGCGTTGTAGTATGGGTTCTCGGGATCGGTGAGCCGGCCGATAATGTCGTCGGAGTGCCAGCGCGTCATCGTGATCATGACGAGCTTGCGCCCCATGAGGCGGGACATGGCGACCTTCGTGAACCAGTGCCACGCCTGGTCTCGGATGGCCTGTGATCGCGCCTCCTCGTGGTCCTTGTAGATGTCGTCGATCAGCAGAAGATTGGCGCCGCGGCCTGTCAGCGGACCCCCGCGGCCGACGAAGATGGCGCGGCCGCCCGCCGTCGTCTCCAGGTTGTCCTTGGCGTTGCCGCCGCGACGCAGCTGGAACTGCGGGAACACCTGCCGGAACTGCGGCGAATTGATGATGGCGCGCGTGTCGCCGCCGAACTCCTGCGCCAGCGTGTCCGAATACGCGGCCACCGCCACGTTGTGCGTCGGGTTGGCGCCGAGGTACTTCGCCGCCAGGCGCTTCGTCGCGAGCTCCGTCTTGCCGTGTCGCGGCGGCATGCAGAAGATCAGCCGAGTGCACACTCTGCCGTCATCAAAGCGCAACTTGCCGGCGATAAAGCGGTCGATGTCCTTCGCGATCAGCCTGTGAAAGTGCGCCGCCTTGTAGCGCGACTTATTGACGTCGTTCGGGTCTTCCGGGTCCGGCATCGTGAACTGCGTGAACACGAGCAGGTCGTCGCGCGCCCGCAGCGCCATCTCCTGGCGCTCGAGCAGCTGGATCGACCGCTTCAGATCGCGCTCGCGCTCGGCCTCCGCTTTCTTGGCGGCCTGCTCGGCCTCCCAGGCGCGGCGCTTGCCGGTCTTCGGGTTGATCCTGTTGTCCGCCATCAGGGCGCCCATCCGCAAGCCGCTTTGCCAGCGGCGTTGTGAGCCTTCACCTGTCGGATCGTCGGGTCCGTGTCATCGACGGACCACGTGATCGGCCGGAAAATGCTGCACTGGCTAGCGGCGGAAACCGTCATCTTCCCGCAGCCGGCCAGCGTCAGACTCGCGCTCAGAGCGAGCCCGAGCATCGTCAGCTTTCCTTTCGGCATCGCGATTGCTCCGTTCAATGCGAGCGCGTTCCCGCTCCGCCCCGCGCTCCTCGATGGACGTCCACACCAGCCAGATGGCGAGCAGGGCGGCGATGCCGCCCGCAACAGCGCGCCCGACCGGAGAGACGAGCCAGGCGATCATGCGTTGCCCTCCCGCACGCGCTTCCACGTCAAGTAGAGGCCGACGACCACGCTCACGACCGTCAGCCCGAGGAGCAGCCACTTGACGACTGCGAGCGTCTCGGAGAACGGCGCGATCTTCTCGGCCGCCTCGGTGGCACCTGCGGCCACCGCACTGAGCGCGGCGCTGCCGCCAACACGGGCTTCGGCCGTGCGCGACGGGGCCGTGACCTGCTCGCTGCGGCCCTCGATGGCCGCCGGCGGCGCTACATCAGGTAGCTTGACGTGCATCCAGAGCCGCTTGGCGGCGGCCCGGACGTCCTCCACGCGCTTCGTCCAGCCCTTCCCGTACTTCGGCCAGCCGTAGGTGGTCTTGAGGAAGGCTAGCCGCGCGTCGCAATACTCGTCGATGATGCCGAACGGCATGCGCTTCAACGCAGCCAGCGTCACCGGCCCGAGAGCACCGTCGACGCGCACGCCCAGAAGCCGCTGGAGCGGCTTGACGGCGTTGGCCTCGCCGCTGTTGTATGCGAAGTCCGCGACCGCGTAGTCAAGCCCGCTCGGCAGCGCGTCGCCCTGCACGCGATCCCAATACTGCGCCTTGAAAATGGCCTTCGCCTCGGCGCGAGTGATGGACGCGATCTCCTCGCGGGTGGCGGGGCGGCCGAGCCGCCGGTGCGCGCCAAGCACTTTCGGCGTGACGCCGTACTTCGAGCCGGCGAGCTCGCCGACGCCCTTCTTGCCGCCGGTCCAGTTGCCGCGGTCGTCCGGGTCGAGTGAGTGCTTTGCCCCTTCGTGCCCGACGAGCTGGCTGAAAACGAAGTCGAAGTTGTCCCGCATGTCACCCGCCGTACATTCTGTCGATCGCCAATCTGAACATATAGCTCAAAGCTCGGTCATTGTCGTGGGGGCTTTCACCCGGATTTTCTCCGGCGACCCCGGCGGCTCGAGCTGGATAGGCGCGCGCTCACGCAGCCACCATTTCGAGTGAAGCAGGTACAGCCACTGCTGCGGCGGCTCGAAGGAGGCGCGCAGATCGTCCGCAAACTCGCTGTAGCCGGGCACAGAACCGTTCGCCAAAACGTTCCCCGGGTTGCCGGTCGTGTGATAGTGCCCGCCCTGGATGAGATCCGGCCTCCGCCCGACGGATGCCTGCTGCTCGCTGATTTTCTTCGTGCCGCGCACGATCGGCAGCATCGGCCCCGCGAAGCCCATGCCGCCGCGCGTGCCGATCTTGTCGAAGTGCGTCGTCAGAACCGTGCGGCCAAAAACAGGCGTGATCTGGTCCTTCGCCTTGCCGAACTGGAACGTCACGTTGTCGTCGTCGCGCAGCCGGTCAGCGAGGATCGACGCAACCATGATGTCATAGGACAGCCGGGCGTATAGCTTCGCCGTCGGCTTCACCGTCGACCGGCCGTGATTGCCGGGCACCGCGACGACGTGGACGCGCGGGTAGACCTTCCGCGCCTGCCGGATGCCGGCCTCCAGCAACCCGACGACGCCGGAAACCTGCTCGTGCGCCGTAAGCGCGTTCGTGATGCGCAGCTCCTCGTGAATGTCGCCGGAGATGAGGTCGCCAGCGAGCGCCAGAAGCAGGCCCTCGCACTGCGTGTCAGAGGCCCACCGCTGCCCGACTCCGCAAACCGCCTCGAAGTAGCGTTTCATGCGCCGCTCGCAGATCTCCGGGTTGAAGGCGTTCACGCCGTTGATCTCCTCCGGGTCGATGACCTCGCCGTAGTGAACGTCGGAGACGAGCGCGCCAATGACGCTGCGCCCCTTCGTGCCGTGCGAGACGTCGGCCAGCCACCGGGGCGGGTCTACCGGAACCTCCCGGATGCCGCCGAGCTGCTCGATCAGGTGTTCGGCCTGCGCCAGCTCCCGCTCGAGCCGCCGGGCCTTCGCGCGCCAGAAGCTGGCGTCGTGGATCTCGGCGCGGGTCCGCTCGACCGGCTCCTGGGCTTGGGTCGTCTGCGGCGGCAACGGCGCGCCAATGAACGGCTTGATGCCTTTCGCCCGCAACCGACGCGCGTGCAGCTGCGCCGTCTTCGGGTTGACCCCGACCCGCTTCGCCGCCTCGACGGCGTTCGCGCTGGTCATCAGGGCTTCGTACAGCTCCTTGAGACGTTCCGGGGTCAGGTGGGCGGTGTTTCTCATGCGCTATCCCGCAAAAAACGCGAAGATCTTTTCCTTGGCTGATGTAAGCGCCGCCCCGACCACGCCGGACAGAGCCCCGATGACGGCAATCGCTCCAATCTTTCGCTGTTCCCAGTTGTTAACCTTCGTCACGATCGGCGCGAACGACGCGACCTGCGTCTCCAGGGCGTCATGTTTTTCCCGCATGACGGCCATCGCCCTCCCGAGGTCGTCGAGACGCTGGTGCACTGCGGCGCGGTTTGCGCGCGCCGCCGCAAACTCGTCACTCACCGTCCCGACGAGCGCATCCAGCTTCGCCTCCAGACGGCCGAGGTCACGATGCAGCTGGTGATCGGCTGGCGTGGACATGGCACGGCCGTCAGCAGTCGCCGTGGGCCTTGCAGACGGCACGCGCCATCGCCAGCCCGTCGATCCCGTCTCGGGGCTGCGCGCAAGCGGCGAGGGCCGTCAGAACGGCGAAAAACAGGATCAGTCGAGTCATGACGCGCCTCCTGTGGCGGTGATGAGGACGCCCCAGAGCGCCCCGACGATTAGCTCGGCAATCCAGATCGGGTTGCTCGGGCGTATGCGCCATGCGGCCTCGTAGGCGGCCGTGGCGAGAGCGGCGAAGGCCGGGGCGAGCGCGACGAGCCAGAACGCGCCGTGCCACCACGCCAGCGCCATGAAACCTGGCAGGCAGAAGCACATCCGGCA